ATGCCCCACAAACCCCTTCCCCACACCAAGCAGGCGGCGACATCGGCCGACCTCGAATGGGGCACCGACTCGCTCTCGCGTATCTACAAAGCGATGACGCCGGGGCAGGAAGACGCTGGCATATTCTTCCCCAAGGAAGACATTATCAAGACTGGCAATCAGTATAAGCTCGTCTCTAAATCCGGCGGCAAGAACCTCGGCACCTATGACACCAAAGCGGCGGCGAAGAAGCGCGAACGTCAGGTGCAGTATTTCAAGCGACAAGAGAACACTGTCGCGGAGGCGTCCTATCTCACAGAGTTCGGTGATCGCCCCTATCCCTGGCGCATGACGGTCACTCAGTCCAACCATTATCAGGCGCAGTTCACAATTCCAGAAAACGGAATGGTCTACAAGGTATCGATGTGGGCGACGAAATGGCCGAAACCCCAAAGCTCGGGCGTTCCTGCTCCACCACCACTTCCATCGCAATGGGAGTTTGGATTTGGGCTATGGAAGGCGGCAGACCACGCATGGAACAGCCCGGTAAAGGGAGTTGATGATATTGTCGGCGGCACAGGCGTCGCGATTCCTGTGTTCGCAACGGTGGTTGCTATCTTCAAAGAGATGGTCAAACGAGCGAAGCCGCTGAGTATTGTGTATAGCGCGAAAGGTCAATCGCGGGCCCGCCTCTACTCGCGCTTTACACGAATGATACAACGTATTGTCCCGGGCTACAAAGGGGTTGAGGTGAAGCCGGGGTCGTATGAAGTTCGTCACAGCCGCTACGCCAACTTGGCCAAGTTGGGTATCGTTCCCGAAGAACACACCATGAACATTCCATCGTTCAAAGAGTATCTCCAGAAATAAAAAACGCCCCAACGATGTTCTGTTGGGGCGTCGTAACGTTGACGGTTGGTGCTAAGATGTCTTAGTCGCCGTCAATGACACTTGCGAAGAACTTCTTCACATCATCTTCTTCCTCGTCTACCTCAACCTCCTTCGGCTTGGGTGCTGCTACAGACTTGGTTGCTCGTGCTTTGGTCGCCTTCGCAGGTGGCGCGGGAGTTGGAATAGGGAGTTTAGATTCGCGTTCGATAACCTCTCCCGCCGTAAGCCTATCTTCCGCATCGCCGCCGAGCGCCCGCTGGAATTTCTTGCTGAGGTCTTCGAAGTTCTTGAACTGATCTTCCTTAATGAATTCCGACAGCGAAAATTCCGCCTCCCATGTTTTCTCTTTTTGGGAATCATCCCCCACAAAAAGTTCGGATGGATCTGTGAATTCGGCTTTATCGTAATTCTGATACCCTGCAACTTTCTGCGCTTTCAGCTTGAAGTCGCAACCTTCCCACAAATCAAACGGATTCGCGGGCTGCTGATCTGGGAACTGTGGTTCCAACAGTTCCATTACCTTGTCGTGAATCTTCTTTCCATATTTATACAAGAACGTCTTGCCATTGTTCTCTGGATTCGAAGGGTCTTCGATAATCAGAATGTTGCTGATATACGTCAGCTTACGCTTTCGCGATCTCGCCACTTCCTTGTCGCGTTCCACCCCAGAATTCCAGAGTCGATTGTTCTCCTTGCAGACAGGGCACGGGCGCCCATCGAGCGTTGTCGGGCAGTTCTCGATGAACCACGAACCTCCCGGTCCCTGAAAGCCGTGTGACCACAGCTTCGCCCACGGGATGTCTTCGTCCTTCGGCGCCGGGAGGAATCGCAACTTGGCATAGCCGATGCCCGTCTTGGGATCGACAATCAATTTCCAGAAGCGTTCGTCGGCACCCCGCCTCTGCGGTGAGGTGTTCTTCTTCACTTCGTCGGCGAGTTTGGCGAGGAGGGATTTGCGGGAATTACGTAACGTTGTAAAATTGGTAGCCATCGTATTGGCACTCCTTGTATGGTCGAACGGTGGATTAGTGTATTATGAGTATCTAATAACAAACGTAAGTATATCACATATATTTAGGTTACGCAAATAGCTGTGGTTCCTCCTGACGAGGCGCTAATGACAGCCCCTGATACGATGCCCAAAACATTTTGGACAGCTTATGTGTGTATTGCCTCCACGCGGGCCGTTGCCAGTTGAGCAGTTGATCGGCTTTCCGTAAGCGAGTCAACCACGGGCGCACACCGAAGGCGCTGCCGCCTGGTTCGCGCTGTTCCCAATACTGTGACCAATGATACCCGTGCGCACTCTGTGGAATGAGCAACAGCACACACGCCAGGTCAACCATGAGTTCTCGACTGATGATCCCTTCGATACAGGTCGGCAGTGATGCACGTTGTTCATCCAGAAACGCCCCGTAGAGCCATTCGTCCACGTGTGCAGGCAAGAGCTTCTTCCGCAACGCATACAGTTCATTGCCGAGTGTTGACGTGCCATTCTCTGCACGGGACGCAAACGCCATACCATCTTGTAAAACATCCGGCGCCACAACATCCGCAATATAGGCCTTCGGTTTGAAGAAGTAGGTCAACAGCAGCGCCGCGTGGATTTGCGTATCCGACAGCTTCGTCGACAACCGATAATAAAATTGGCGATCACGTTGTTTGATGAGCGGGGGCGTTGAGACATGACCCTTGTATTTGATGAAGTCATATCCTTCCGTCGAGAAATAAAGGCGATACGATTTCGCGTACATGAAGACCTGTTCTGGCGACATCGTACACCCAATCAGAGAGGTAACTGGTTGAACTTGGGAATGAAGTGCAGTCGTTGGGCATCGTTGGCAAGTTCGCCACGAATCTTATCGCCCAGAGTACCGGCAATGAGTTCCGGTTCGATATTCTTCTCTGCGCAGTAATAGATTACGGCATCCAGATAGGACATCCGCTTCGCAATGACCAAGCGTTCGATTGTTTGTGCAAGTGTTTCAGCATTTGTGTCCTGCGGGAGTGTAGGTATCGCCATGATATTATCTAAAAGGTGCTGGTTTCTGTTGCCGAGAGAGCCAGCGTCTCCGTTAGACTATTCCTAGTCTATCAGGTGCAACCCTTTAGGCTGCGAGTGCGAACTGGTTATCAGTTCTGTTTGACTCTATTTTACGACAGCGTCTTGTCGATAGCCTCCCCGCGCACATACAGTTCCCGTCGAATCTATTTCGCCCCCGTTAGTTTAATGGTGGAGGCGGCCGGTACTGCCCCGGCGTCCGAAGACCATTGTCCGCGCTTCAACGGCTATGATAGTAATTATATCACGCGCATTTTTAAAAATCAAGTCGATTTCTGTCGTCTACCCCGCTGCCCCTAATGGCATTAACGGGGTTGACGGCATACAAGCTCTTTGGGAGCCGGTCGACAATGCTTGTCAATGTGCCATTCGCCTCATCGCGTTCGGAGAGGCGCGGATATTCCAGACCCCAGTCAATGTTAAGATCGGGGTCATTCCATGCGATGCCAATTTCGTCTGCGGCATTATAATGTGTCGTGCATTTGTATTCGACTTCAGCATCGTCACTCAGTACGCTGAACCCGTGAGCAAACCCGGCGGGAACATAGACTTGTTGATATGAGTCTGCCGAGAGGTCAACCGATACCCAACGGCCAAACATTGGCGATCCCGGCCGCACGTCGACGGACACGTCACGAACGGTCCCTCGCAAGACGCGAATGAGCTTGCCCTGCGGGCGCTTGATTTGCAGATGCAATCCTCGGATGGTTCCACCTGTCGATCTCGAAAAGTTATCTTGTACGAACGGGCCCGGAATGCCGAATGCCTGATACTTTTCTGCGTGGAACGATTCATAGAATAATCCACGGGGGTCTGAATACACGTCGGGTTCAAGAATGATGACGCCCGGCAGATCCGTTTGTTCGGCGTGGAGATGGGCGACAGCTTTTTCATTTGCCATTGTTGTCCTCACTAAAATTGGTAATCTTCGAATGTTCTTTGTGGTTTGAACACCACAACCATTGAGGGGAACGGCGCGGAGTTTTCACTGCCACTAAACTTCAACCGTCCGGCGAGTAATCGAATATCAATGCCTTCCCTCGGCTGCCATATGTCCTTATCATAGATGTATTGATGGAACATCTTTGTGTCCGTTCTTGCCGGGAGTAGCGCGACAGTTAAAAATCCGCGTAGGCGCTCTTCTGCGGCTTTCTCTATGAACTGTTTGCAAAGCCGTCGTGAGTAGGGCGGATTTAACCATCCACGTCGGCCGACTGCGGCCCAATCTTGAACGAGTGCGTCATCCGCCGTAGTGAAATAGTTCTTGCATTTGGCGTTGTCGCGAGTTGCTGCCAAGTCGTATGTGAAATCAAATTCTTCATGTAGGTCATCAAAGATATGCTGTGGAGTTTCCCACTCATCTGACAACGAAGAAAACATAACATTTGACATGTAGCAATTATACTCTACGTTGTGTGATAGCGCAAGTAGTATTCCTTAATGCGTTCGCGCAAGCCGTCGAATTCGTCCGCGAGGGTTGTCTCAAAGACCTCAAGCCCCTCCGGCGAAACGATGGGAAAGATGATACGCTTGACCTTTCGCCCCGTATGTTCAAACACACAGAGGCTGTAAAAACAGCCTTGCAGGAAGTAGTCCAACACATACTCGCGCTTCTTCGGACGACGCGACGTTTTGAAGTCAACAACTGCCAACTCCCCGTCCACTGTTGCGAGTAAGTCCACGCGCCCTGCAACCTTCAGGAGTGCGCTGTACATGTCTGATTCCTGTCCGTGGACGCGCTGAACGTGCTTATCGAGCCATGGACGCATATCCCCCCAGAACTGACGTACGTCGTCTGTGAGCGTCGCCACAGCGTCCTCGACCTGGTCGGCTTCGTTGTTGATATAGGATTCTGCCAGAATATGTAACGTTGTGCCGCGTGTGGTGGACTCTTTGGTGATTCTGTTTGCCTCAGTTCTGCCCACGCGCTTTCTCCAAGCGGTGAGTTGGGGTTTGGGTCTGGCACTCAACACCCGCGTGATTGAAGGGTATTCGTTTCCGGCGTGGTCGCCGTCAAGGACCCGATAAATTCGGCCAACGCGCTGGTTGACCTGTTCGATGCGGGGGAAAGTATACGGTTCATGCTCAAAAGTTTTCATAATATTATTTGGGTGTTAGTCAGGAATATTAATGGTCGAACCGGGATGTACACTCTTGATATTTCGAAGGATGTCTTTGAAAGTATCGGGCACCTTTAGTCCGCCGCGGTTTATGGTATACGACACACCTGGCGCGGTGATATCTTTTACGATGGTGTTTTCGCTCTTACATTTTGGGCACGATTGGGTTGTCGGATAATTGCGCCCGGAGATTGGGAGATTCAAATCAACTACCCTAAAATCACAACCATCCGCCGAACAAGAATATGAGTAATTGGGCATAATGAGATTCCTAGTTGAGACTAACGCTGTCGGTAGGCCAATATAAATTAGGGTCTTCGAGCGAGATGCTCGGTTTTGGTGATTGTGGTTGCAGGTGGGTCATGACCATTAATAGCTGGCGAAGGGCTCGGCTTAATACATCAAGCCACTCTGCGACGTGTGTTCCCGGCGGCATCATACTAAGTCGCATTTCCGCCGTGTTGACGAACATGAGAATCAAATCAAGTTGCAACTCTGGCGTCAAATGATCATACATTTCTTCGGCTTGCTCACGTCGTGCCTCATATTCCTCCCGTTTGTCTTCTATCGACTTAAAGTCATCCCTGCGATAGAGAATAGGCCAGTCGGTAACAGTATCCTTATTCTCCATCGATTTCCTCATCATCATTTGTAAGCCATGACTGCAATCGCAGAAGAGATTCCGGTGTAAGTTGTACTTCGGTCGGCGCGCCAAGCAACAATCGAATGGCAAACAAGAGACTACAAGCACCGGTGATGAACTCGATTCGGGACGAGGATAAGCTGAGATATAATATTGCTACGATAAGGGCTATTGT